ACTCAGGGTTAGCAGTTCCACCGATTAACTTACCCAATGTTGCGCCACCCAATGCACCGCCAAGAGCAGATGTTGTTGGATTCCTATATAAAGGATTTGTCTGACTACTACCAATATTTGCAGGTTGCAAGCTTAAAGCGCCTTGCGCTATGTTCAAACGCTCTACACCAAGACCGCGAGCTGCATCTAGCTTTTGTTGTTCGTATTGCTGCATCAGTTGTTGCTGTGATAAACCAAGGTTTTGAGCCTGTGCAAAGCCACTTTGACGAAGTTGTGCAGCCAAGTTACCTGCATTGCGTAGTGCTGCCTCGTCAATCAATGATCTGGTTACGCCTTGGCGTGAACCACCAAATGCTCTTGCACCAGTAGCTGCTGCACCTTCTGCTGATATTTGACCTTGGCGAGCACGCTCAATGTCTGCCAATGTGTTTTGCACAACTTGGTTCTCATACGGGTTCATGTACTTCTGAACCATACCTAAGTTGTACTCAGCGTAAGGGGCAAACTGTCTTTGTCCTAGACCAGCGCCAACCATCCTTGCCTCTTCCAAGTTGCGTAGATACGCAGCCTTGACCTCTGGATCAATGCTTGATGTTGTAGTGCTTGATGTTGGTGTACTACCGCCCAAAGCCTTGGCTGCTGTCGCGCCTAAACCTAACGCAGTTAATGGGTTTTCTTTAGCAAAATTAAGAGCGCTGCTTAATATTCCTGTGCCAGTTCCAATTTGACTACCAAGAGCGCTATTGGCTAAACCACCAAGTTGAGATGCCTCAACCGAGCTGGCAGCAGCAGCAGCAGCCTGTGCTGGAGTTAGAGCCTGACTTGCAAGGTAAGCGTTATCAGCAGCAAGGGCAGCACCTGCACCAGCACCTAGACCAGCGCCAGCATTGAGAGCGCCAGCAGCACCAAGGCTTGCGTCGGTAGCACCAAGATTGGCTAATGCAGCCTCACCGCTAAGACCGCCAAGTCCACTAAGACCGCCAGTTGCGTATAAGCCACCGCCAATTAGCGCAGCCTTGCCAAGATCGCTACTAAGCACATCTCCGACGGCATTACCTACGCCACTTACGGCATCACCGACACCGCTAACTACATCGCTTACGACTCCACCCATATCAATCTCCCTTGTCACACCTTATTGGTGTAGATAAAAGCCTTCGATCCGTCTAATAGTGATATTTGACATTTCTCAGACCAACCAAATGACTTGGCAAATCTTACAAGTTTGATGTCTTCTTCGCGTATCAGCGCGACGAGAGGCTTCCCAATTAAATTCTCAATCAGAGCAATGCTCTTCAAGCAGTTCTTTTTGACCCCAGAAGACCATCTTCTAATCTCCACATGAATCCACAAATTACCTCTGAAAAACTCCAAGTACACGGTGTAATCCTCTCGGATACATACAGGTACTTTTCCAGCCCTTAATTCTTGCTCCAATTCTAAGTCACCGTTTGCCCATTGCGACAACATCAAATCGGTTCACGCCTACACGCCAGTCCTCTAAGACATTGCCCGTGTAGCGTACCTTAACCTGTCTGGCAGCAAACCTCACATCTGTCGGTTGAGCTGCTGGGTACGGTCCATAAGTCGTCTCAGTCGCCATCGGATACATCCGAGTCTTGAAGGAAATGACGACTTCTCCCAGCGTTTGCTCGTCTGGAATAACCCGACGCACAGACATGATGTTGTCCCCGTTACCAATCTCGTAAGGACCAGACTCCACAAATGGCACAGTACCATCGTATGCGTACCCTACTTCGTGCTCATAGATGTATCCATCTGACGAAATCATCAAGGGATTGGTGAAGACACCTCTATCAGTTCCAGCAGTACGCGACAAACTACCAATAGCCCAATGCCCTTCGCGGTAGTTGTAGGTGACATATGAGTCATTCTCATTGCTGGCGCTAGAAGGGTAAAACCAAATGATCTCACCATACTTTGAGTTGTGTACAGCGTAGACCTTGCTGGCTTGGTTGTAGTTGATGTTCTGGAAAACATAGTCGCTAACATCAGATACCAAGGGCTTGACATAACCGTCATAGACAAAGAAGCCTGACTTAGACATCCAGATCGCTGCCGTATCAATGGCTGCTACTGCCTGTGAGCTGATCACGCCACAGCCTGATCCTGCCTTCTCAAACGAGTACACATAGGGCAGTCCAATGTATGTAGCAGCATGGACATCAACATCTGTAAAGATCAGATTGACACCTCGGACGCGCTTTCCACACTTGATTGAGCCGACTGAGTTGATCTCAAAGTCACCTGCCTGATTGGTTGCCGATGGTGTCCATACAGTATTGTTTTCTTGATCGCACCAAGATACCTTGCGTGGATTACCTGACGCGCCAAGGGCAAAGACGAATCTTTCTGCCGTCGTCATCACAGCCTCATTACCAGTTGGCGCGTTGACAATAGCGATTGCTTTTGTTGGTGTGACAAAGCCTAGTTGCCACTCAAGGAGCTGACCGTCAGCGTTTGAGCACGCAACAAGGTATTCTCCCCATGAGTCCATTGACCAAGTTGTTGCTGGGACTATCCCGCCCAAGTCTGGACGCGCCACACCGTAGGAAAAAGACCCATAAGAGCTATAACCGTAGCCAGTCTTTAGCGTTGCGTCTGTAATGCCATTTGTGAATGTGACTGGCGTAATGTCTTTTAAAGTTCCCGCCTCATTCATGGCGTAAAGCTTTGTAGGAGTACCAGCAGCGATGTATCGCACATCTGAGTTATCACGCCAAGTCAGCATCCCGCGGGATACACCAGTCATCTGACTGGTTGAGCGCTTACGCCACCCGCCCCAAGGTCTCAAAGTATTCTCAAACCATCTGACTAAGTTGGAGTCAAACCAGCGACCCGCAGACTGGTACTCAGTACCGTTGCGGTAAACGCCAGCAGGGATTCTTATAGGTACGAGTGCCATAGGGTCTAATTATGCTGAAAGATTGGACACAAAAGTAACCGTCGCAATGACAGACGGTATAGATGGTCTTGTTGGTGTGGAGCTGGCAGCGTAGTGCTCAATGGATGCACCAACATCTGAAGTGCGCCACATGAGTTCAACATAGTCGTTTGTATCAAGACTTACAAAGAAGTTCATTGCACCAATAATGTGAAATGGGTCTCCAGAACTTTTCCTTGGTGCTAGTCCAAAGCGTGAATTTGACTTGTCGATATTTGTGCCGTTTTTGCGAAACCAGATGTCAATGTCAACCGACGCATTCGTCGTGTTTACTAACTGCACGCTAAATTGGATATTATAAATTCCAGCCTGAGACACATTAAGCCTTGACGAGTTTGACAAGGTTACGCCATTGTTGAAGTCAGTTGTGTCAAAGGTTATGGCGTAAGCAGTCGTGGTGTTCGCTGCCGTCTGGTCTGTGCCGTCTTGGAATGCCCCGTAAGGGTTGTTTAGAAACCTACCACCGCGAGGTGACGCAATGGATTGCAAGGCATTGGTTAACTTCAAGAAGAAGGTACGCAATGCACCATTCGTCTGCGCAACCGTCAGACGGTCATACCTTTCCTGCGGATTAGGCAGGTCTGGTACGGCAGGAGTCTGGAGCTGCTGGTAGAGGTTCGTCATACAGCCTTGTTGTATTCTTCTTGCGTAAGTATGCCAATGGCGTACTTATTCTGAGGTCTGAAGATGGTGAGCTTTTGTTGACGCATCTCAGGCGCAAAGGAGATGTGAGTCCACCCTTTTTCACCGAATTCATAAATCATTTGGTCAAACTTGATGTTTGATTTTTCAATAGCCTTGCAGACTTCTAGCGGATTGCCAAAGCCTTTACAGGTGAAGTCAATAGCCCAGCCGTCCATGTGACTCGATACCTTGCTACCGCCCACTGCCACATTCACCTCTGGCAGACGAATCCATGAATTGACATTGATAGGACTAGCAAGCAATTCTCTGATCTTCTCCATACCAATGGCAGCAACCTTCATATTCTCAAGTTGCTGTGTATTTGGCTGGTTACTGATACCTAGACGGGTTGCGGTATCGGAGTGCGTTGCCTCTTCAAGACTGAAGTGATCGGATAAGTTCATTTCTTAGCCTTCATGTCCATGATCTTCTCTAGCGTTCTGCCACCAAAGTAAAAAGACATTATCAACATTCCCCATTGACCAAGCAATTCAACATAATTGTTGTTCACTTCAATATCCCAAGCAGACATCAGCGCAAAGGTTGTGTATGTAATAAGGATAAATACCAAAGTCATTGGGCGTATGTTCTTGGACAGCCAAGAGTCAGATGCCATGTCTGCCT